AAATCTGACCGCCCATAGCCACCGGCCAGAAAAACCTGCCGCCACGCTTCATTTCACCTCAGCCTTCTGGTAAAAAGGCACCCCTGAGCGGGCGTCGTATAATGGCATTACCTGAGCTTCCCAAGCTCATGACGAGGGTTCGATTCCCTTCGCCCGCTCCACATTCTACGGGGCCTCTAGTGAGACCCCTTTTTATTTGGTGACAGTAATGGCGACAGTTACCGATTGTCCGAGCCGCTGAAACTGTCACCACCGCCGGCCGTAAGCACCCCCCAAATGGCGAAACGAGAGTCAGCCCTAGCGACTGGACGCAGCCCTCACTCCGTCATAGACCCGCTCACAGGTGAGCCCTGCGCTGCGGGAGCGGCTAGCCGCCTCTGCCATTGCGCGGCCTTCTGATTCCATCTCTCCAAGCACGTCGGCAAACACTGCGGCGGCGTCTGTCCTTGCCTGGCGCTCGCCGGCAGTTCCGGCATTGCAGGTAGCGAGCTGAGTGGCGAGCCGGCTGGCTTCGACACGCAGCCCTGCAGCAGTAGCCCCAGCGCGATCAGCAACACGCCGCAGATCTTCAAGTTCGTCATGGCCTTTCTTTCCTTCATCATCCGCAACTGCCTGCTGTTTTTGCTCGATTACTCGAACAACCTTTATCGTCTGCAACTGCTCCTGGGCGACGCCCTCGCCCAGCCGCCAGCCGTTCACCTTCCAGCCAGCCGCGAAGCACATCGCCGCCAGCAGCCCGTAAATGGTGCTGCGCTCGACCAGCGTGCCGATCATGCCAACACCTCCTGCCCGGCTCGCCAGAGCGCCAGGCGCTGCGGCTGGCCGTGGGTACCGCCGTTGATGCGCCGGGTGATGTCCTCAAACCGGCCGGCGTCGGCCAGCTCGTTGAGGCCGTTGCTGGACCAGAACCATGCAGCAGACATGGCCGCCCACTCGGGCTGCTCGAGCAGCTCGGGCGCCGCCAGTAGGTCCGCGCCGATCGCAGAACCGCATGCCCGATAGTTCGCGCGGCCGGTGAGCTGGATTAGCCCGCGCCCGCGGTAGCGCCAACCATCACCGCTGGCGGTCGGCCCGTTGCCAAGGCGATCGGCATATACATGGTTGGCGATCTGCTCGGGCTGCCGCTCAAGCCGCTGCGCCAGTGCGTTCGGCTTACCGTTGGCTGTCCGGAAACGTCCAGGCCAAGTAGCGGCAAGGCCAGCTGCGCTGTAGTTGAGGTTTTCAACGAGACGACGTAGCTGTCCGGATTCGTGGCCAACCTGCGCCATGAACGCGGCACGGCGCCCCAACGTGTCGATGCGATAGCGAGTCATCGCGACATTAAGCGCAGAAACAAAAACGCCCGCGACAGGGCGGGCGTTGGGAAGTATCTGCAGCAGCTGATATTCAGTTAACAGATCCACGTTTTCTCCAGACGAAAAAAAGCCCGCCGGAAAGCGGGCCGAGCAAATTAAGCCGCGTTAGAACCTACGCAATGAACAGCCGCGCGAACACCGCCGGGACGTTGCCTTTGTTGGTGAACACCGTGCCGCCTGGGCCTTGCTGGTAAATCTCGGCGTAGTTCTGCGCGTAGTTCAGGCTGATCGCCGTGGGCGAGGAGCTGGGCGAGGTGGCCGACAGTGCCGGCAACGTAAACGGGTTGATCATCACGTACTCGTCCTCGGCCACGTCGTAGCTCGCGCGCCAGTAGTAGTGCCCCGCCAGCGTGCCGCCCACCGCGCCGACATAGGCCCAGCTCTGCACCACGTTGGTGACCACCGCAGGCGCCGCGCCCGAGTCGTACACGCGCGCAGCGGCGCCGTCCCATATGCGCAGCCCGTAGGTGGCCGATGCGGTTGGCGCGAACGCCGCGGCAAACCACTTGCCGCTAGGCAGGTAGCCGACGTTTCGCGTGCTGATGCGAAAGCCCGTCCAGTTCCCGGCGCTGCCGAGAATCGACATGGCGTAATACAGCTCGGTGCCGCTCGACGTTGACGGGCGAATGAAGACGCACGGCGGTTCCTGGGTGGTGATCGGCTGCGGAAAGCTCACCGTCACCGTCATGGTGGTGCCCTGATAGGTGCCACTGCTCAGCACCGAAAGCCGGGGTTTCTCGGCGTCGATCTGCACATAACCATCATCATTGACCGCCAGGAAGCCATAGGAGTCCGAAGGCCCTGCAGCGCCGGCGGCGGGGCGGAACTTCATCACCAGAATGCGCACCGTATTGCGCGTGTCGTTCGCGCTCGGTGCCGCCGGGTGGTAGCGCGTCACCTGCACGTTGTTGGTCTGCACCACGATATGCGGCATAAAGCTGTTATCGACCGTGCCGGTCAACGCCAGCACCACTGCGCAGTGGTTGCTCGCGTTGCCGACAATCGGGATGTTTGCCGCAGTGGTCGTGGCGAAGTTCACCAGCACATTCGCCACGATCTGATAGGTAAACGTCGACGTGTCCAGCGTTAGCCGCGTTTGCTCGTCCCAGGTTCTAAGCCCTCCGATCATGCCGTAAAATCCCCCGCCTGAATGCGCAGCACGTCGTTACCGTCCCAGAACTTCAGGGCCCGGTGCGTCATCTGCATACGCCCCTGCCCGGCAACGCTGCCGTTGATTTCAAAGGTGCCGGCCTTGTCCAGCCGCCAGCCTTGCTGCCCGGCCACGTAGTTGGTCGATTGCAGCGCCGTGGCGATCTTCGCCATGTCGATGGTGCCGTCACCGATCACCGCCGAGTTGATGAACACCTGCCCGCCCTGAATCACGAACGGCGTGGTGATCTGCCCGTTTGCCACGTTGATGACAGCAAAGCGGTCGGCCTGGAACAGCACCTGGCTTTGCATGCCCTCGGGTGTGTTCTCGATGCCAAGTCCCATGGCGGCGCCGTAGTACTTGCCGTCAGCCGTTACGCCTAGCTTCACCGAGTACATCGCCTGCAGCTTGCCATCCATGGTGGCCAGCGCTGTGCTGGTGGTCTGCACCGAGGCCGAGGCGCTATCGGCCTTGGCCTGCGCCGTATCGATGCGCGACGACAGGGCGCCGTCTGCGTTCGCGCGGGCCGTGGCCTCGCTCTGCAGGGCGGCGGCGATGTCGTTGTTCACCTTGGCGCTCAGCGTCTCGACCTGCGAAGCCAGGGCGCTGTCGGCGGTGGCGCGGGCTGTCTGCTCGGCGGTGATAGCCGCCGCGTTCTGCCCCACCTGGGCGACCACCGTGTCAATGCGCTGCCCAAGGGCCATATCCTCGGTCGCGCGGGCGGATTGCTCCGACCACACGCCCGCCAATACCGACGTGGCGCCGGCATTCCAGCTCATATCCCCCGCCAGTGGCGGGTTGATCTGTGCCGATATGCCGTCGAGGCGGCTGGCCTGGCTGGACAGCGCGCCCTCGGTACTGGTCACGCGGGTGTCCAGCGAGGTGATGGCGCCGGCCTGGGCCGTGTTCACGCTCTCGGTGCTGGTCACCCGGTTGGTCAGCGAGGTGATCGACTGGCCCTGGCTTGTCAGCGTGTTGCCCTGCTGGCTCACCGTGTTGCTAAGGCTGTTCAGCGCTTCGGCCGTGGCCGCGGCCGGAATGCGTGGGTCGGTGGTGTCATCCCAGGTCGTACCGTTCCAGCGGCTGAGCTTGTTGTTCTGCCCGGCCGTGGTGTTGACCCACAGGTCGCCCACCGTCAGTCCCGTGGTCGGGGCCGATGCCTGTCGATAGGTGCGGGTCTTCGTGCCGACCGTGTTGCTTAGCGAGGTGATCGACTGGCCCTGACTGGTCAGCGTGTTCTCGCTGCTGGTCACGCGCGTGTCGAGCGCCTGCAGCGCCGCGGCGTCCGCCTTGGTGGCCAGCCCCGACAGCGCATTGGCCGCCGCGGCGGCGGCATCCGTTGCCACCTTGTCGGTCACCGCCACCCACGCCGAACCGTTCCAGCGCTTGGGCGTGTTGGCGTTACTGGTGGTGTCAATCCACAGGTTCTGTGCCAGCCGGTCGGCCGCTGCCGGCGCGGCAGACTGGACAATCACCTTGCCCTTGCTGCCGGCCAGGGTCGCCGCATCCTGCGCCGCCTGCTGCGCCGCCACCGCTTTGCCGTCCGCGGTGGTGACACTGTTGGTCAGCGAGGTGATCGACTGGCCCTGGCTCGTCAGCGTGTTTCCCTGCTGGGTGATAGATGCGCTGTTCTGCTGCACCTGGGCGGCCAGCGCGTTGGCCGACTGCACCACCTGGCCAATGTCCAGCCAGTAGGTTGCATTCGGAGGCGCGGTGTTGATCGGCACCGCCTGCGCGGCCTGATACAGCCGCTGCCCTTGGCGCACGGTGTCGCCCTGGGCATAGGTGCGCGTCGGCTCATACGCCAGCGCGTCGACCGTCTCGGCCACCTGTTGCGCCAGGCTGTCGACTTCGGCATTGATGGCCGCCAGGTCGCTCTCCACGCTCTCGCGCAGGGTCGCCACCCGCGCCGCCACCGTACCCGGCACCGTCGCCGGGCCGTCGATCAGGTCGATTCGCTCGGCCAGGTGCTGGCCCAGGTGCGTCTCGGTGATCTGCCCGCCGATGGCATCCAGCACCTTGGTCGCGTTGGCGCTCGCCTGCCCCATCACCCAGGGCGACCACGGCCCCACGTTGCCGCTGCGGTCCACCAGACGCCCGCGGAAATGGAAGGTCGCGCCCGCCGCCAGCCCCGCCATGGTGTGGCGGTTGTGCGGGTAGGCGTAATCGCCCAGGTGCATCACGCCCTGGGCGCTCGGGCTGGTGTTGTACTCGATTTCGGTGCGCTGGGTGTCGGCCGCGCCTTCGGCCGGAAAGGCCCAGGCCAGGCCGATGCCGAACAGCTCCGGCGTGGTCGTCAGCGAGGCCAGCGCCGGCGGGGCGCCCTCTTTGCCATTGAGCTGGGTTTCTGCGCTGTACGCCGCCAGCGAGGCCACGCCAATCGGGTTAACCGCGCGCACCCGCACCAGATAGCGGCCGGCATAGATGCCCGGCACCTCGAAGCCCAGGGCCGAGGTGCGCGGCACCGCCAGCCACTGGCCGTCATCCTTGCGCCATTCGGCTTCATAGGCCACCGCACCCGGCGCGGCCTCCCATTGTGCGCGCAGGGTGGTGATGGCCAGGCCCTGCTCGACATAGCTGAAACTCTCCAGCGTCACGCCCGTGGGCGGTGCCTGCACGCCAGCCGGCACCACGGATACCGGGCGCTGCTCGATGCGTGCGCCGGTGTCGACCGCCCCGTGTTTGCTCGGGTCGTACTGCACCCCGACAATCTCGAACACGCCCGCCTCGGGCCGGCTCACCCGCGTCACGCGGTAGAGCTGAATGGCCAGGTCGGCGGCGTCCAGCGCCCACACCGATTGTGCCCGCGGCGTCTCGCTGTATTCGGTCGTTACCGTAACGGTGCGCCCGGTCACGCTCTGCACGGTGCGCCCCTCGGCCACGCCGCTCGGCAGGTTCAACACCAGGCGGTCGCCGACCTGCACCTGGGCGTCACGGTCGAGGGTGATCTGCCGACCAGAAACCAGGCTGATGCGCCCACCCAGCGGACGGCCCGCCAGCAGCTCGTCGGCCACGCCGATGACCCAACCCGGACGGGCCAACACACCGTCGAGCCCCACGCGAAAGGTCACCATGCGGTCGGCGGCGTTGGTCAGCAGCAGCCAGCGGCCGCGGCGGTTGGCCTCGCTGCGGCGGGTGCAGCCGATGGCGGTAATGTCCTGTTTGTTCACGCCGTAGCGGCGCACCAGGGCGTTATCGGATACCGGCTCCACGTCGGACTGGTAGGCATTGGCCGGCTCGTCGAAGCTGACCAGCGCCATGCTGTAGCGGTTTTTCTGCTGCCCGCCGGCGTAGCTGAACCCGCCCACCACGCCATTGGCGCGGCTGTACACGTAGTCGACCGGGCGCGGCATGTCCGCCTCGGCGACCATCTGCGTGCCGTCCCAGTAGGTCATGCCGCGGAAAATCGCCGCCAGGTCGCGCAGCACCGTCCAGGCCTCGGCCTGGCTTTGGATGTACACGTTGCAGGTAAACCGCGGCTCCTGCCCACCCTGCCCGTCTGGCACCAGTTCGTCGCAATACTGGGCGATGCGGTACAGCGCCCACTTGTCCACCTGATCGGCCGTGATGCGCCGCCCCAGGCCGAAGCGCTTGGCCAGCGCCACGTCATACCAGACCCACGCCGGATTATCCGTCCAGGCCCATTTAAAGGTGCCGTCCCAAAGCCCGACATAGGCGCGGGTGGCGGGGTCGTAGTTGCTCGGCACGCGGATCACGCGGCCGCGCGTCTCGACTGCAACCTGCGGGATGCTGTCGAACTGCGCGGCGTCGAACTCCACATACAGCAGCGCGGTGTTGGGGTAGCGCAGCTTGGCGTCGATGACCTCGGTGATGGCCTCCACGCGCATGGTGTCGGCCACCTTGTTGCCGTCCTGATTGGGCGTCAGGCGGCGGACGCGCGCTTGCCAGGCACTGCCGGCCGGCAGGTCGATGCGGTGCGTGCGCTCATACTTGGTGGTTGTCTTGCCGTTGACAGTGTAGGTGCTGACCTCCTGCCAGCTACCGCCATCGGTGGCCACGTCGAGGGCGTAGTCGATGCGGTAGCCCACCACGTCGCCGTTGTCTTTCTGCTGCTGCAGCGCGGGCCACGACAGGCGCAGGCGCACCGCCGACAGCTGCGGGTTGGTGATCGCGCGCACCCAGGCCGTACCGCTGCGCAGCTCAACGCCGACGCCGATTTCGTTCTCGACCGCCGGCAGGCCGGCGATGTGTTCCTGATGTGGCGTACCGGGGCGGAACTCCCAGCGCACGCCGGGGAAGTTCTCGCCGCCATCCGGGCCGATCAGCGGCGTGCCGTCCAGATAGATATCGCGCCCATCCAGCGTGCCGGCCGCGTTGCCGGCGAACTCGCCTTCGCCCAGGGCGATCAGCACTTTGGCGTAGGCCGTCGACTGCACACTGTCGGGCGCCTCCCTCGGGGTGCGCGGCTTCTTCTCGCCACCCTTGCGGCCAGTCAGCGGGCGAACCTGGCCCGTGCCGGTGTCTAAAACGGCTGCGCTCATGCGGGAACCTCGAAAACGAAAAAGCCCGGCGCATGGCCGGGCTCAGGGATGGGAAACGTGCGGGGTTACAGCTGGTCTTCGGCGTAGATGCCGCCGGAAATGATCGCCCCACCGATGCGGCGTTTGCCGTACAGCAGGCCGACCGGGTTGCCCTGGGCGGTGGTGTTGACCGCACCGCCGAAGGCATACGACGGTTTGTTTTCCGGCGCCTCGCGGCCGGACAGGCCGGTCGCCTGCGGCGCGAGCATCTGCGCCACGCCACCAACCATCATCCCGGCGCCGGCGGCGACCAGCCAGCCTTGGCCGGTGTACACGCCCACCGCCACCAGCACCGCGCCCAGCACGGTGGAAAACACGCCGCCGTTCTTGCTGCCGATGATCACCGGCGCAATGCGGATATCCCCCTGCCGGCCTTCCAGCTGCAGCTCCTGCTCGGTCAGGTTGCGCCGGCCGTAGAACACCGCGTAGGTCAGGCCGCGGTCACGGCTGGTCGCCAGGTACTGTTCGAAGCCCGGCAGCTGCGCGCACAGCGCGCGGATCGCCTCGGCGGGGCTCGCCACGGCCAGGCGAAACACCCGACCGAAGCGCGCACCCAGCACGCCGTAAAGGCGCACGGTTCGCAGTTGGTTCATGTCGCCCCCTTGTAGCGCACCACCAGCGCGGTGC